TCCCCAGTTTCCACGATAGGCTTTTTCTTCCCTGCCTTCACGCCACCCCGTTGAAGCAGGGTCAATACAGATAATACCTATTCGCGGTGGTGAACACTTTATCAGGTAACTTTCCCTAATCTCCAATCCATCACCGCCTTTGGGGTAGCAGGGTGTGCCTGCTACCCCCTTTTTCGTTTTACTTTCGGCTGCCTAAGAGTTTGTCAAGAAACTCTCTCACCTTCGGCTTATCCACTTCGCCGTCGGGTTCGGTGTTGCGCATGTAGACCACAGCCTGCTTTCGTGTGACGCCCACCTCGTCCACGAAAGCGTTGATGGCTTCTTCTTTGGTTTCCACGCCAAAGTAGTCAAGCCACTCTTCTTTGATGTCGTTGTCTGCGCTACTTTTGGTGGTAGCAACGTCAGCGTCTTGTCGTTTCGGTGGATAAAATAGCACCTCTAATCGCTCTTTGCCGTAAACTGACATTGCATAGCGCAGAGCATCCAACGGGTCGGCTTCGTAAACAAATCTGCCGTTATCGTTGGTGCCACCCAAATGTATTTTCGGTAAGTGGTAGAGATACCTACCCACGCCAACGTGGCTTAGCAGTCGCCGATACAGGTCGGTTACTGCTGACTTTGGCGGTTCTGCGCTGTTGAGCATCGCGTAGCCTGTGTCGGCTACCTCATAGGTCGTGATGCCGTCGCCGTCGGGTATCTCTAAGCGCAGACAACCCAAAGCGTAAACGGCTTCGCCGATTTGTTTGATTTCGTGAACGTTAAATCGGACGTTGGAACCCGCAGGAAGCACAGACTGAAGACGCTCCTCCATTTTTCGCAGGTCAACGTAATACGCCATCCAGAAACCGCTTTTGGTCTGTGAAACAACGCGATACTCGTGTTCTTCTACCGCGAATGGTTCGGACAGCACCGAAACCAATTCGTTTAGTTTGCTTTTTGCCATTTTCCTAAACCTCCTTGTAGTTTTTTCAAGTAGTATAGCAGATTGTTTGTCATCTCAAAACCTGTGTGTTCCTTCGTTGCTGTTACTACGAGTGTGCCTTTAACGTCGCTTCCTTCTAGGAACAGCAACGTTAGAACAAAGGCGTCTTCTTTGTTGGTAATTCTCCATCTGACCATCAGGTCTCCGTCTCTGTAGACAAAAACCAATGGGTCAGTAAAAGCGGGTTCAATCACCCTCTTTGTTCCGTTGATGCAAACGGAAGCATTCTTCTCTTCAATGTCAAACGCAATGTAACTGTCGTAATCCCAACAGACGGCTCCCATCGGTGGCTTCAGAGAAACGTCTACTCCGTTTGCACTTAGCAACGTGATTGTTTCGGCTTCTAAGACCATCGTTTTTTGCTCCTTTCTGTTATGGTGTTTTATCTCTAAACCAAATGCCTAATTCTGTAAGTGAACCTTCTACGTCGCCGTAACTCTCTAGAAAGTTCCAGTCCCCAAAATCTGTCATGAAGTTAAGCAGGGCTTGGGGTTTTTCTCCGCTTTCGCCGACGGCTATGACCACTTGACCGACGTCATCGTTTTCGTTTGGATTGAAGATGACAACACGAAGCAACACGTCGCCGTTTTTATTATACCACTTCCAGATGTGCGTGTCCTCTTCTTCTTGATTGTAACCATGAGCATCAAAGCCCTGCTCACACATCATGTCGTCTGATAGCATCCAAAGCGACGCCGTTTTACGCTTTGCGTCAGCGATAAGAAGCGGTAATTCGCCTTCTAGTTCAATGCGATGGATTTTGCGCTCCTTTTCGTCGCCGTTAATGAACAACATCATTTTGCCGAAATTGAAACGATATCGCATTTTCGGAAGCCTCCTTTCGTTTTTTTCGCTTTGTTAGACGGAAACTTCTTCAAAAAAGTTCCCGTTGTTGCTGTATCAATTCAAAACTTTTTACAATCGGCATGTCTATATCTTTGTAAGCCACAACAGGTGGTTCAGGATATGTTATTTTTTGAAGAAGCGAAACAATCTCTTTGTTGACGTTTTTGGAAAAGAGATACGCCTTTGGATGTAAAAGCCTATGGAAAAACAGAGTGAATAACGACTTTACTTCTTCTTCGTTTTTAGTGCCGTAAACGGATTTGAAGAAAGCCGTCAGGGGGTTGACTGCTATGACGATAGGTGTAAGGCAATAGTAAATACGCAAAACATCCAAAATAACTTCAGAAGCACAACGGGGATAATACAATCCATAATCGCTGAAGAAACGAATACCAACAGTCTTTTGAGTTTGCTTTAGATAACGATACTCTTCAGCAATCTCTTGGTTGTTGTAGCCCTCTGCTGTGATTACAGTTTTGTCAGAAGCGTTATCACACAATAGTGTTTCTTCTAATTCTACCACGTTTGTTCCCCCCCCCTTCTAAGGGAATTATACCATGTGATACATTGTTTGTCAATACCTTAAAATTATCAGTTTGTAGACAAAGGTAGGATTTTTATTAATTGTTGTTGTTTAATTTAAATCAATTTCTTACAAACAAAATAATGGGTCTTATTGTAAGTATACTTTCAATAAGACCCTATATATAAATAAAAAATAAATAGCGTTTGATTTAAATTAATTTCTTACAAACAAAATAATGGGTCTTATTGTAAGTATACTTTCAATAAGACCCTATATATAAATAAAAAAAATAAATAAATAAATAGCGTTTGATTTAAATTACATAAACTCTCTTTGTAGTAATGTTGTGTTTATGTAATTTTTCTTACGTATGGTGTAGTGATATTTCACTACACCCCTGTGCTTACTGATTTTTTTTTGAAAGCACCCGCGTGGCTTTTTGTTTGGTGGATTTTCCGCCACCCAGTGGAGAATAAGCTACCGCCTACCCATGCGCTCCCAATTAAAAAGCAAAAGCACCCCCAGCAACCGCCACCCGCTCCACCAGTTTGAGCCTACTTACAGAATGCCCCTAGATTGCGCTACGTTGGCTCTACAGCCACGAAATGAGCCAACCAAGGCTTCCACCCCTAAAAGCACTATCAAACGCTCTACGGGGCAATTGAAACGTTAAAATGGGCAAATGGCTTTTTAGGGGAGCTTTTGGGTGCTTACAGAAAAGATTTTGTTCGCGAAGCACCCCCCGCCACGCCTTCCCGCTTCCCCGACTTAAGCCCACTTACAGAATGCTTCGTAATTGCGCCACGTTGGCTCTACAGCCTTCAAAAAGCATTGGCAGGGCTTCCACCCTTAGAAGCACCATCAAACGCTGTAGAAGCCTGCTGAAGCGGTTAATGGGGTAAATTGCCTTTTGATTTGACTTTTCTTTCAAAAACTGGTATTTTTGCGGTGGAACAAAATTGCCGATTTTGGCGTATAATATAGGCGGGTGAGAAAAATGCGTTGGATAATGGTGGACAAAACATTCAGGGAGCATTTGCGCAGAATAAGAACAAACAGAAACAACGTTCTGCGCTTTATTGCAAAAACACGCAAAGGCGAAGAGGTCGTAGTGGCTCCAAGCCTTGAGGCTTTTCGGTTGATATCAACGGGTGAAATTGACGTTGTTTCTGAACCCGTTTGGCGAATGTTTACGCCTGACCATTGGTGCTTGGTGCAGAAACTGTTTTTTTCTTTGTTGCATGATGTTTTATTCATCGTAACAACGAATGACCTGATGATTGTTCCGCCACCAAATGTGGTAGAAGACAAGGCATATAACTGGGAAATTGATTACGGAGGAGTAAAAATCATCACAGAAAGGAGCGACGACAAATGAAAAGAGTAAAGATTACACGAGACGCCGTTCTGAAGAACCCAGTAGGCTACGTTCGTTACTTACAGACGTTGCCTTTTGTCAACACCGTTTTTCGTTGTCTTGATAAAGCACCGTTATTTGCTCACTGGGCAACGGAGAGCGATAACGAGGAGCTGATGGTTGAGCATCTACGCAACGGCGGTCAGTTAGGCGTTTCGTTAAAGCCGAACTGGGTCATAGTAGATGTTGACACAGGTGCTGACATAGAAAAGTTATCGCAGATTTATCCTTTCGTCTTCAAAACGAGACGCGGTTGCCATTTTCTCTTCAAGCAACCGCAGTGGGCTAATCTGAAATGTGAAACGAAGGTAGAAACCATTAGCGGTTACGCGGTGGATTATAAAGTGCTGCGTTCTAACAGAAAAGGTGTTTACATCGTTGCTCCCTGCACCGAAGACGGACGCGATTTCGCTTTCATGCCAAAGAACGAAGCCGATGTGCCATTGCTTCCGTTAGAGTTTTATCTGCGAAAGCACCATGAGTTTCCTGTTGGCGAAGGCGAAAGGAACAATACACTTTTTCGCATTTTGCGTCAGTGTCGGCTCTTCATGAAGGAGCATCCTGAGTTAAGCGAAAGAGAGTATCGCGGTTGCGGTTGGCGTTTAAATAAACTCTTACCTGAACCACTTCCTGACGATGAGATAATGCATCTTATAGACAACGCGATGAACTTACCAGACGAAGACGGCTTTGAAGATACGCTGAAACTATTGGAAAGCACCACCGAAGAGAAAGAAAACCCTTTTCTGAACCTGAGGGCACTGAAGGATATAGAAGGCGTTTCACGTCCCTATTTTTGGGAAGGCGTTTGCCGTCGCGGGGACGTCGTTCTCCTTAGCGGTGCCCCGAAGTCAGGCAAAAGCACCTTTGTCAGGTCTTTGGCATTGTCTACCGTTAACGAGACAACGTGGTTCGGCAACGTCCAACGCGGAGCGGTGCTTTGGTATTCGCTTGAAGAATACGCTGTTGACATTCGCGACATGGTAACGGTGGCGTCTGAGCGATATAACCTAAAGACAGATGACATTTACATTGTGGAAGCCAATCCAAGCGAAAGCAACGAACCCGTCAAAGACTTCATTGAGGCATTGCGATTGCACTGTCAAAAAGTGGAACCCGCTTTAGTCATTGTGGATACGGTAGGACGGCTCATGGCGGGTGTTGATATCAATGACTATATTGCCGTCGGCAGGTTTATTGAGAGCATTCGCTTTGCCGTTCGCGACATACCGTCGCAACCTGTCATTTTGTTGGTTCATCACACGAACAAGTCGCTTGAACGAACACCACTTGGCTCTCAGGCGTTTCAGGGTTCGTGTGATGTTCTCATCACCATAGAGCGTTCAGGTGCTGAAACGTCGTTTACCGCTATAGGACGCGGGACGCATCCCAAGTATATGGAGAAAACCAAACTGTATTATGACATGGGCGTTCTCCGCAAAGACACCGTTGTTCCACAAGGCGTCGCTACTCTGGTGCGTCTTATACACGAACGAAAACTCAATGACGCGGAGCAGATAATGAACTACGGAAAAGGAGCATTTAGGGCGGACATACGCAAAATGTTCCGCATGGGACTGCTCTATGAAGACGGCGACAAGATATACACTAATTCCAATCATCGTCTGCTGGATAAATACCTAAGCGAACCAGAAGACGCAGAGCCGTTTGCCGAGAACCATCATGTTGTGGTAAAATATCCCACAGAAGCAAAGGTAGAAAAACAAGAAGAAAAACCATCAACGTCTGTTGCTGTTCTTGAGCCGAATGCCACAACGGAAGGAGATGATGATGATATGTTGCTCAAACAATTAAAAGAGCGTGGTTGGGTGTTTCTTGAAGACGCCGACCCGTTTTGTGATGACACCTATCAGAAAACAGAAGACCATGCTTTCATGGCGTCCAAAACACCCGAAGAGGCGTTAGAGAAATTGAAATCCGAAGGACGCGACCCACACTTGGTGGAAGTATTAAACATGGCGTATACGGCTTTCAAACAACCGTTACGCGGGGAACTGTTTGACGTCAATTGGGGCGCACCCGTTGCGTTTGTGCCGACGTATGTCAACGGTATACCCCGTTGGGTGGCTTTCTTGGCTCCACCAGAAGCCGATTTGACGCCGTTGTTATCAGCAGGCAGAGATGCTGTTAGGAAAAACCGTTCCTTTTTCTTACAGAGGTTATACAATGACGGATGAACAAAGAGAAAAACTGATAAAATGGTTTTCAGAAGGACGTAGCGCAGATTACATCATCAATCAGATGCGTTTGGAAGGTGTATTCTTAACGCCTTCCGATGTGCTTCGTTTATACAATCAGTATAATGAAGAAGTAGAAGCGTCGTTGCGTTACGTTAATCGTGTTTCTTGGAGCCATCTACTGAACAGGACGCTTGGTGTTTTGGACGTTATACAAGACAACCTGAACCCCAAGCGTCCCGATGCCGTCGTAACAGCGTTGCGTTTAATAGCGGAGATACTGAAATTACGCAATACATCCGAAGAAGAGCGAAGGCGCATGGAAGAAGACATCGCGTTGCGCTTAAAGATGTTAGAAGAAAGGGGCGAAGAGTTAGTGGAGTTACAAAAGATGGGAATAGTGCGCTTCAAGGAGATGGATATAATCAATGAGTGAAAAACTTCCACCTTTGGTTAGTGTTTCTGACATCACGCGGAAGCCGTATTTGTTTGTGGTTCCGCCGAACGATAAGATTTTGCAGTTTTGGAAAAGCCCAGCGAAATACAAGGTGTTATTGGGTGGCAACCGAAGCGGTAAAACGGAGAACTGTGCTGTTGAAGTGATTTGGCATCTGTTGGGCGAACATCCTTTCATCAAGGTTCCAGAGCCACCAGTGCGTTGGCGTATTCATCTGGTCAATTACACAAAAGTAAAAGAAGTCATACAGGAAAAGTTTGCCAAGTATTTGCCGTCACATTGTCTTTGGGGCAACAGTTGGCGCACTGCTTACAATCAGCGATATAACTATTTGCGTTTAAAAAACGGTTCAACGGTAACGTTTACCACGCAAAGACACACCATACGCGAATTGGAAGGGGCGTCTCTACATGGTATTTGGATAGATGAAGAGTGTCCCGAAGAACAATTTAGAGCCATGCGTTTTCGTCTATTAGACACGGACGGCAAAATTATAGTGTCGGCTACACCACTTGATGGCATCACTTGGCTTTACGAATTGGTAGAAAGAAGCAAAGAAGACCCTAACTATTTTGTTCAGCAGGTTTCTGTTTATGAAAACAAATACATTGACAAAGACGTTTTAGCCGACCTTGAAAAAGTAGTTACTGAACAAGAAAAAGACATACGACTGTATGGCAAAATGCTTAATCAGTCGCGTCGCGTTTTCAGCGGTTTTGATGAGATGCGACACATTGTGGACATCAACGCGACACCGCCTGCTAATGTTCTTTGGGCAGTCGGCTTGGATTGGGGTTGGCGACACAACAGCGCATTAGTGTATGCTTGTAAGTTAGAAGACGTCATTTACATTGTTGATGAGTTTGTCATGAAAGGTCTCCCTTTGGCGGGATTAGGTGATGAGATTTTCTCTTGGTGCATGGATGCAGGCATTCCGCCGTCCAAGATGCGTGTTATATACGATGCGCAATTAAAAGCCGTTGACACAAACGGACAGCCTATGATAAGAGTAGTAAGCACAGCGCATCCGTTTCGGCTTATTCCTTCGACAAAACGAGACGACAGCGTTGCGGTTATCAATGAGATGTTCAGAAACGACAAAATATATGTGAGCAGTAACTGTCAGAGGCTTATTGATGGACTGAAACATTTTTACTACAGGAACAGCATGAAAGCGATGGTAGAAGACGAAAACAAAGACATTTGCGATGCTTTTCGTTATGTTGCGTATTATTTACGCATGGTTGATTACGATGAGCATGAAGAAGACGACGACTTTTTCGGTGCCCCGTCGGGTGTAACGAAGATAATGGACGCTATATTGGAAAGAAGAAACGCAAACAAAGGCAACCCCTACTTGAGAAGGTGGTGATATGTATGTTCTTGAAGCCTGAAGAAATCTTCAAAGGTCAGCGCATAACGCGAAAGATAAACGCTGTGGTGCTTCATTATTCTGCCGTTAAAGGAGCAAAGACGGCGGAAACGGTGAAAAGGCAGATAGAAGCCATCCGCGAAGAACACAAAAGTCGCGGTTGGAAAGACATCGGTTATCACATCGCTGTTGATTTGTTGGGCAGGTATTGGTTGTTGCGTCCAATCAACGAAGTGGGTTCACATGCGAAAGGATATAACACCAACAGCATAGGTGTCGTGATGTTAGCCGATGAAGAACAATTGCAGTCGGCTCCGCTCCTAGAGGACGCGGTGTTACGTTTGTTTGGTTATCTTTCTGTTCGTTTACGCAATCCCGTTTTCTTTTTGCATAAACAGTTAAACCCAACAAAGTGTCCGCCTATAAGAAGAGAGTTTGAGCGACGTTTGCGAACGTTTGGTTATCTAAGCGGTGGTGATAGCGATGGAGCATAAAAAGATTGTAGAGGTTTATCAAAACTATACAATGGCGTATTTGAAAAGAAACGAATTAATACGCGAATACCGTCGTCAGGCGTATGCCGAAAGATTTCGGCGTGAGCCTGCGTTAAAGGGCGGTAGCAATCTGCAGTTACCTTTAACCCGTTGGGTGCTTGATGTTATTTTAGAGCGTTTATTTTTGTCTTTGTTCGGTTCCGCCGATTTCGTGAGAGTGATACCAAAGAGCCTTGAGGATAGCGAATTGGCAGAAGGCATTGCGAAAATAGTCAATGCCTATGCACAACCGCAACCCGTTTATTTGGCGTTAAGCGATGCTCTTTTGCTTGGCGAAGGCATCTTAAGGCTTGGTATGGAGATATTTGAAGAGCGTTGGGGCAAAAAGAAGAAGCGAAAACGACCGTTTTGGGAATGGGTGCCTTTGGAGAACGTTTATTTCTTTTCTCCTTTGCAGGACGCTCCTGAGAAACGCGGTGTGTTTTGGATACACTACATGAAGAAGAAAACCGTTGCAGAGAAGTTTGAGATAGACATTAAGGACTTACCAGAAACCACAGAGACGCCGTTCTTTTTGCCGACGTCGGTTGAAGAGATGTTGCCTATTAGCATCTTCACAGGCGAAGCGGAAGCACTGACAAAGGTGGCGGAGTTTTATTTCCCTGACGAAGAAATGGGCTATAGGCATGTGGTTTATCTGCCTGATGCCAATTTGTTCCTTATTGATGAAAAATCTGCGTTACCGTTTGACGGCGCACCTTTGTTTTTACTGCGTTTATTTCCATTCGGCAGCGGCGGCTTGGGTGCTTTGTTGTCTCCGATTGAAGAAGAACTAACGGTTTATCACAACCAAAAAGTAGATGCCAACACCTTTAGGCTAATGCCTATTTATCGTGTTGTTTCCACATCTCCTGCACTCCGCGATAAAGATGAATGGACGGCAGGCAAAAAGATTGTGGTAGACAGTCCAGACGACGTTACTCCGCTTCCTGTTCAAGAACTGGTAACCAGTGAAAGAGACGAATTGTTTCTGTGGGAGTTAGCCAAACTGGTAAGTGGAGCCAACGAACTTTTGAGCGGTGTTCCTACCGTCAGGGGCGAAAACACCGCCTATGAAGTGGAGGTGGCGTTGGCGGAGGGTAGTGTGCGCTTTCGTCGTTTCATGGTATTTGTGATTGAGTGGATGCGTCGCATTGTTCAACACGAGTTATTGTTATTGCAATTGATGGGCGACGAAGAAGAAATCATGCAGATTTGTTATCCCAAACCCAATCCCTTACAATTGATAGAACCACTTGACATTCTTCACAGGTTTGTATATAATTTCAATACGGTATTGACCAACAGACAGATGGAAATACAGAAGTGGATACTGTTGAGAAACCTGTTGGCACAGGAACCGCTTTTCATGGAGAATAAACAAGCACAGTGGTATTTGTTACGACAGATACTAACGTCATTTGACGTAGATTATCGCTTAATCATCGGGGAAAAACCAGAAGAGCAGACCCCGATTGATATACAAAATCTCATTCAAGCCTTACAAGGGGGTATGAACAATGCTGGATAAGTTTAAGCAGTTACTTGGAATACGCGAAGCGTCAGAAGAAGAGAAAGAGGAGCAGACCGCTGAAGAGAAAGAAGAGGTGGTAGGCAAAACCTATGAAGACATCATTGCTGAACTTGTTTCAAAGGCGGGTGAAGAAGCGAAAAGGGAAGAAGACCGCTACCGCGAATTAACTCAAAAGATGGTGGAGGCACCCGTTGAAACCGAAGCCAAGCCACAGGAAGAAACTAAGATTGAACTTGACGAAAACGCGACGGTCAGCGATTTGTTGAACATCGTTCTCAAAGAGGTAGACCGAAAAATACGCGAAGCCTTGAGTAACATACCCCAAACGGGTTTAGTGGAAAGCATCGTTCGCGACAATCCGACTTTGAAGTCAATTCAAGACGACGCTATCAAAATCGTGGACAAACTGCCTACTGAACTGCGGAAGCGGGAGACTGTGGAGATGCTGATGTGGGCTTTGAAGGGCATGAAGGCAGAAGCGGAGAAGCGTTCTGTGCTTACTGAAGTCATGGAGAGTTTGGTTGGGGAACGCCGACGCGAAAGCAATTTTGTGCCGTTACCCTATTCGGCTTCGGAGATTGAAAGCATGGCACAGAAACTAAGGTTAGACCCAAACAGCCTGAAAAAGCGACTTGTCAAAGAGTTTGCGAAGGGGGGTAATATAAATTATGAAGAAGACTAATACGTCAAGTGAAACCGTCTTGTCTGAGAACACGCCGTCGGTAGAGACCAAAGACACGGAGCCTTCGGCTTCCAGTGTTGAAGTCAATGAGTATACTATTTTTGATTTCATTGGGAAAAGTCCACTCAATCCCAAAGACCCAGACGACGGTTGGAGTTACTATTGGGGCAATTTAGATGATACTACCAACAGCATTGGCAGATTGAAGATGCGTGGTTTTGAAATCGTTCGTGTTCCTTCTGATGCTGAGATACC